CTATAGTTCTAAATCTATGAGCCAGGGGAGATCTTTCTCATTATGGATTTTGGAAGGAAGTAAATTATAAGCAATGCTAATCCTATCTTGGTCTGTTGTGTTCTTATTCGCCTGATGTATTTGATAGCTAGGGAAAACTAGTAAGTCTCCATTTTCCACAGGCAATTCAACTTCAGGGTGCCAACTATGACGCACTACTATATCAAAGAAACAGTCTTGAGTAGCATTAGTAGCTTTACTCGTCTTAGGTTCTTCTTTTACAATTAAAGACATATTGCTGCCCTCTACATATAGAACACACGACATAAAAGAATCTGCATGACTATGAAAAACAAAGCCTTCTTCTCCTGGTTTCTGTTTATTGATCCAAGCTGCTACTATTTTCCAATCACCTATATTTGGATGCCGAGGGCAAAGACTAGAGGCTTCTTTTAGAACCATTTCATTTAAAGTTTTATATTTTGGATCTCTTAGGACATCCGCATAACCCTTGAAGTTCAATTCCTCGGAAGATACGTCAGTAGGAATTACCTTTGTATCAAAGCCAACCTTATGTATTCGCGTAGGGAAGACATCTACATATCCTTTATAGTTGTCCATAGCGCCTAACCTTTTCTACTATTTGATCAATAATATTTACATCCAAACCTAAGAAAGGTGGAATAATTCCAAGAATTCTAAGTAACCCATCGACAAATAATGCAAGACACGTAAATCCAAGAATCATACTAATAATTGTTGCATTTCTATTGTGTTGTTTCATAGAGGCCTCGTCAATAGCCTTAGCCTTGGCTACAGCATCGGCCAACATGATATCTACTTCGTCTTTCGTATAACACAAATGAGGCAAAATCTCTCTAATTTTTTCTTCAGTCATACATGTATGAAACTGTTACGAGTAGCCTACTTCTCTTCAATTAGAGCTGCCCATACAGATTCATAAGCTAAATCTAAAGCGTTTGTCATATCCTCGTTACCCTTAAAAATAGATCTTAATTCCCTCATAACTTTATCGGCTCCAGATAAGATTAATCCTCTTTTATCTGTACCTCGAGACATCTTTTCAACCTCTACAACATGGCCGCGCAATTCTTTAGATAGATGTGCTATTCGAGTTGCCGCTGCATCTGGTTTGACAATATCTGCTTGTACTTGCTGTCTTAAGAAATCAATATCATATTCCAGCTTGACAATCTCTCCCAACATCAGTTGCCTACGATTTAATTTTGGAAAATTGTTAGAGACCCATTTTTCTAAAGGCGTAAAACCACCTTCATACCCCAAGACAGTTGCATATAACCAAATTTCAACAATCGAATATGTATTTTCTACATATACCAAAAAGGCCTCGTGGCGATCTTGGTCTAATGATGTTAGAAAATTTTGAACCGTATTATCCTTTTCTATAACCATTAACCAAAGAATTTAGAACCTGCTCTATCTATAGCACCTCTTGCGTCAGCACGCATCTTTCTCTCTTCGTTATACTTATCTCTTTGAGTCTTTCTATTTTCTGAGCCCGCCTCTCGAAGTTGTAGTCGATCCTGCAAACCTTTAGACATATAATTCATTCTTGTTTGACTGCCTAATTCTTGTTGACCTAAACGCTGTTCTTGACCTGTAACTCTTAGAGACTTTCGATCCTGATCTCCTTGTGTTCTAATTTGTCTTCTGCCTTCTTCTCCCTGTTTACCCATCAACTCTTTCACGATGCCACCTTCAGCACCCATAATTTTCAAGGTATTACCTGTCTTTAGATTCTCCATCCCTCCGTGATATTCAGCCCAGTTTCCAAGTTGCCCACGCTGCCATTGAAGGCCTAGTCCCATGTTCATCAACATCCTATTGGAATCCATCATGGCTCCAGATAGTTGACCACCTAAATTCTTGTCGTTAGGGTTACCTTTAACCCATGTGACCATATCCTGTAAACCAGTATCATACATTTTTCCTCCAGTCGTACCTGGTCTGTACTGCCAAGCATTTCCACTTTGATTTGCCAAGGAAGACATAAATCTATTCTCGCTGTATTACTAGTTTACTTATTTTTAAATTCCTGCGAACGCCTGATATTGGCTATGACATCATCACGAGTTTGAGCGCCTGATTCTATCTGTTGAGACCAATAGTCTTTTCCTCCACTATCAGCTGCTCTTCCTAGCTCTTTTTGATACACACTATCTAAGAAGTCTGAAGTAGACGAGGTGCTAGGCTTCGAGACTGTTGGGACAGGTCTAGATATAGAACGCCTTTCTGCTCTCTTTTGCTGATCCATAGCTGCTTCTTCTGCCCTGCGTTTAGCTTCCTGCTTAGGAGCTCGTCCTACATCTGGAGTCCGAGAAATAAGCTCTGCTTCTTTGGCTTTCCTTTTAACACCGTATCTTTCTAGAGGAGCTCTCCAGCTGTCATCCTTTTTCAGTTTGTCTATATTCTTTTGATGTTCATCAGGGGTTGGAGTATACCCATCGTTATACCTGACTATAGGTTCAACATCTTGATAGGGTTGTACTTTGTCGGTATATTCGTCTGGGTCTCTGCTGGCCTTTCGGTCTTGAGCTTCTGGAGACTGTTTAAAGGATGTTATAACCTCATCCATAGACATGCCGTCTCTAACCATTGACTTCCAATATTCTTTTCCTTCTGCGTCAGATTTCCGTCCAAGAATTTCGTTGTATAAATCTTCTACCTGATTGTCTAACTGCTGTTCTTCGCTGATAGGACGACCAGGAAAACCAGGTAAAGGATCAAAGCCGGGGAAGTCATCACGCCAACCAGGGTCGATGCCATCACCCTCATCTATGGGTCTTGGAGGTCTAGGGCCGGGATCAGGACTTGGTCTAGGATCAGGTCTTACAGGTCTAGGTCTTGGCTCAGGTCTTGGAGGTCTAGGCCCTGGAGGTTCAGGTCTTACAGGTCTAGGTCTTGGAGGTCTAGGTCCGGGTTCTGGGAGAGGTCTTGGCTCAGGTCTTGGAGGCCTAGGTCCGGGTTCTGGTTCTGGGAAAGGTACGACAGGTAAGGTTCCGTAGCCTGGTCCAAATTGATCATCGCCACGCCGTCTAGGTGGCTCTCTACGATCATTCCAATAATTCTTAGGATTCAACGGTCTACTATCATCTCTGCCGATATAGTCTTCTCTGTTGATAATCTGTCTTCTTCTATCCAGCATTTCCTTGTTG